GTGTCAAAGGTTTTTACCAATGTAGGATGGTTAGAGATTCTAATTAGCTGCTCTATTTCTGAAAGCTCTGAATAGATGGCTTTTTGCATATAGGCAATATCGGATAAATCAGAAAGCCCAATCCCTCGAACAACTGAACGAGCCGCTGGCAAGTATGTTGCTGGTATAAGCCCTAGCGGGTTTTCAGCCTCGTCTAACTTCTCCGCTGTATCTCCGTCGTATCGGTAATATTCGATTAAATCTTTAGTCCAGATTCTGAAATACTCGACCGTCGTTGTGTCATCTATTCTCTCAACCGACTCCCTCACTTTAAGGTAAGACAGTCTAAATCTTCCGCTTTCGTGTCTCTCCCACTTCCAATCAAATACGTTTTCTGGTGTGAAAAGAGTAATGTAAGGTCTAATCTCTTGCTCTAGCTCTTCTGCCCTAGTCCCCGCTGTAGATTTGGGCTTGTCCATCATCAACCAGACATGTCCGTATACACTAGACCAGATTTGAGCTTCACGCATAAATGAATTAAATCCCTGACCATCTAGGTCGGCATCATCCATAAATGACTCAAGTGCTGGATTCCCAGCTAATGAGTTAAAGTTTCTAATCGGCGGGACACGCCACAGAAAGCTAGAATATATGTGGATTATGTTCTTGCAGTGGTTATCTAATGGTGTGAGCTTAATTCGTCTAGTGTAATCGTCTTTGTGTTCGTTGGTATATGCGGTTAGATAGGATCCGTCTTGGTAATCTTCTCCACCCATGTAGCTACGCAAAAAGAACTCCCAGCGATACTTATTGGCTTGATAGTCTGGGTGTTCATATTCAAGTTTTGTGTCCATATCTTATGTCCATCGTGTAGGCTCTTGAGCCTCAAATTGTTTTCTAATGGGAAAGAGATAATCGACAAGGTAGCCCAGAGCATCATTCATGTGGTCGTGTCCTCCGTCCTTGTCGGGTACGCTTGTCCCTTCCTTGTAGGTCTGTCGTTCTAGCGATGCAATGGTTTTCTTGCAATTAGAACTAACAAACAAGCTGCGCTCTCCCTTAGAAGAGCATAGCTTAGAATTCACTGCGTTGATTCTATCCCTGACTGCTGTGTGCTTGGTTTTTACTCTTACATCAAAGCCAGCATTTTGCAGAATGGATAAATCAGTACGCCCCGCAGCAGACGTGCGCCTTTGGCGACTCGCTGGGTCTGGATAAACTATAACATGCTTTTTTGGATAGCGTGTTTTAATTTCATCCACCATTTCATCAGTGCTTGAGCCAAAAATAACTATCTCATCTGATATTGTTAGCGTTCTGCCATCTCTAACTGCTACCGTTGCGCTCATCGGGTCTATGTTGAAATCCATTCCTATATGGATAGTGTCAGGCAGTTCTCCATTTATCTTCTTAACTGATTCAGCTCTATCAAATGAATAATATATAATTCCGGCGTAATTAACAAAGCGAGCCTGATACTCTTGCATAAAGGTTCTTTCATCTAAGTCAGCCTGTGCCTGTGTTATCTCATCTTCTGGAACATTGCCGCCATCTAAGGTTGTATATTGAAATGAACTCCACCCCTCGTCTTTGTCTATTCCTTTGCAATGCAGATCGTAAAAGTGGTTTCTGCCCTTTGGTGTTCCGATAAATAACGCCTTGCCTTCTCTATCCGATAGGCTGGGTCTAATTACCTCAAACCATGCCTCCTTTCTCATGTCGGCCAGCTCGTCCAGTACGCAGAAGTCTAATGCCCTTCCTCTGAGATTATCAGGCTTCTCAGCTCCTTTCAGTGAGATATTCGATCCGTTAATAAGGTTAATAGTCAACAGAGTCTCATTTGTCTTAGCTATATAAGCTCTAGGAGTGACGTTTAAAAGCATCTCCCACGCTATCTCTTTGGCCGCCTTGTAAGTAGGAGCTAAATACCAGACGTTCCTATCCGGTGCAGATAACGCTTCTTTTAATATTTCTATCGTTGACAGATACGTCTTGCCAAACCTTCTACCCGCTACTACTACCCTAAACCTACTCTCATCAAGAAAGATACTACTTTGAGGCTTGGTCAGGTTCATCTTTTTGTACGTTTATCACCATTGCAGGAATATCTTGAGTCATTAAGCCTAAGCTGTCTGATTGTCCTAGCCAGTTCTTTCCTAACCAGATAAGCATAGCCACATTGCCTTCCATAGCTTTCTGATACTGCTTTCTTCTTAATGATGCCTTGCCTGACACCTGTTTTGTCTTGAAATACTCCGCAAAACCCATGTCATACTCTTCCTCACATCTGCGCTGCAAAGTATCATAAGAAATGCCTAGCACCCCAGCTATTTCTTCACCTGTGCATTGTATTGCACACATCTGGTTAACTTGTTCCCAGTTAATGTTTATTTTTGGTCTAGCCATCTGCAAACTCTTTTCCAGTTTCAGCGTTTATAGCTTTTTCTCCTGTAAAGTTTTGCCATCGAGTCACTATAACATCACAATACACTGGGTCTAATTCCATTAATCTTGCATACCTTTTCATCTTTTGACTTGCAATTAAGGTTGAGCCGCTCCCTCCAAAAAGGTCTAAAACAATATCTTCAGACTTACTGCTGTTTTTTATTGCTCTTTCTACCAGCTCAACAGGTTTTTGTGTAGGATGAATGTATTTTTGTCTTGCCTCTCTGTTTATTTGCCATACATCTGTTTCTGTTCTGCCGCCATACCAACTGTGCGCTTTTTCTTGATTAAAAGCATAAATAATAAACTCATACTGATATCTATAATCTTGCCATCCCATTCCTCCAGACCCTTTGTTCCATACTATACAGCTAGACACATTAACGCCTGACTCAGTTAAATTTCGATAGAATCGTGGATAAGAGTCTTTCCAATTACAGCATATATAGTATGACGCTCCATGCTTAGAACATAAATACAACACACTTAAAAACTCAGTTATAAATGTTTCAAACGCATTGTTGCTCATTGAATCGTTTTTTATACCTTTCCTTAAAACCTCATTAGCCCCTCTACTTTTGTAGTCTGCGTTATAAGGCGGGTCAGTAAACACCATATCAGCTTTCTGACCATCCATTAGCTTATCTACTGCATCTATACTGGTCGAATCTCCACACATTAAACGATGCTTTCCAAGTATCCATATGTCTCCTTTTTTTGTTTTTGGTTTTTCTGGAGCATCTGGCACATCGTCTTCGTCGGTAAGACCCTCCAAAGGCTCTGGCTCTAATAGCTTGTCTAAAAATTCATCCTCAAACCCAAGCAAATCAACATTAAAATCAAGCTCATGCAGTGTCTCTATATCTGCTCTTAACTTATCTAAATCCCATTCTGCTGTCAGGGCTATCTGATTATCAGCTATGACGTAGGCTTTCTTTTGTGCTTCTGTAAGGTTTTTTAATACGATAACAGGGACAGTTGAAAGTTTAAGTATCTCTGCTGCTTGCAGTCTACCATGACCAGCAATAACGCCATTGTCTTCGTCTATTAGAATCGGGTTAGTAAATCCAAACTCTTTAATGCTTGAAGCAATTTGTTTTACTTGCTGCTCTGAATGTGTCCTTGAGTTGTTTATGTAAGGGATTAGCTCTGCTGTGGTTTTTTCTTCAACCTTGTGCGAATACTTCCTCTCCATACCTTTCAAACACCCTATGATATCTGTTAATGGTGGAAAAATGCCAGTATCCTAATTTTTTGGATATCTGTTTGTAACTACAACCCTGTCGATGCCAGCTATCAATTTTTCTGATAACTGAACGCCGACAGTTATTAATGTATACCTCAGTCACAGCTAGGGCTTAGATTCTTGTAATCAGGCCAAGCTTTAGAACAGACCATGCTTATATAATGCTTACGCTCTTCTGCCTCGATTTTATAATCTTCTTGACCAATTAGCCCAGAGACCATAATGACTATGCAAAATATTATAACAAAACTAGCCGCACTTAAATAGGCTCTCATTTTTTACCTCCCAAGCGATACACTGCTATTCTGCTTTTGCCGCCTGTCCTATTCTTTACCATTTTTTCTTCCGATAAAATCACATGGCCTTTCTGTCTTAATTTGTAAACAACTGCCGCAAGCCGAAATATACCATAACGCTCATAAGCTTTGAGCTGAGTAATACTCGAACGCTTCAAATGTTTAAGAATAATTTCTTCTTGTGTTTCCATTTCACTTCTCCCTTATTAGTGTTCCACATGGAACAAAAAAGCTCGCCTAAGCGAGCTGTATATTTTCCTTTGCAAATTTTATTCTGCCCTTGATAAAAGTAAGTGTCGCCTCGTAATGACTAAGGCTTGTTAAAGGCTTGCCATTTTCAATAGCTTCCTTTTCTTCCATCCTAGCTTTTCTGCCACCCTTCCAATCATTTAAACCAAGTTGCTTTGCTAACTCAGTGGCTCTTCCTCGTGAACCAATAGGTTTGCTTGCGGAAACTAAAACCCACCTTCTGTTAAACTCTATTATTCTTGGTTCAATTTGATTTATGATTTCTTGTGCAACAGCCTTGTCGCTGTCCCTAGTGTAAACTTCTAACTTTTCAGAATATTTTTTATAGAGGTCTTTTAACTCGTTAATATGCGAAATACCCTCACTAACCAGAAATAAAGGTGCTTTTAAATACTCGTCAGCTTGTTCTAAAATTTCTTTTGCTATCTTGTGCATTTTCTTTCTCCCTTTTAAAAAATAAAAAAAGGGCGGTTACACCGCCCTAATTGCCTTCCTTTCTTCCAATATTTTGTCAAATATTTTGTGCACTTCCTCCTGAGCCTCGATTCGAGCAGCGGTATCCGCTGGAGTCCAATGCAGCTTGTTAAACTGAATGTAGGGTAGACGACCCTCTCCATTGCTAATCACTTCAGCTTGGTAATGCTTGATCGTCTGTGGAATTGGATTTCTCAGATCAGAAATTGAGTCAGCGACAAAAAATAAATCTCCAGAAACTACAGACTTATCTGCGCATAAAAAGTTCTGGAATCCATGTCTCGCCGCATTTTCACCCATCTCCGTCAAACTGCGAAAACGCCTCCAATGGTACGGATTATATGTACGATGTGCTATTGCTTTGCCTGACATCCAATGCGGGTGTCCTAAATCTCTAATTGCTAATATCATTTTTTCTCTCCCTTTTAAAAAATAAAAAAAGGCGCATAATGCGCCCTAGATCAAATCCAATGTTTCTGAAATTTCTTTTTTTAAAAATTCTATTCTGTCTTCCTCCCTTTCTGGAAGCATTAAAAACGCATTTCGCCCAGCCATTTTACAAACACGGTCTAAGATGAACTCTAATCTTTGTTGCGACTTTCTCTCTTCTTTGCTTAACATTTTTTTCTCCCTTGTAGGCGCATCATTGCGCTTTCTGCCTACGATTTTACTAGCTTGAGCATACATGTCAACCTTTTCTATACACTAAATGCCTTATTTTCTAGCTCTGTAAGCTCTTGTTTTAAAGCGGCTTTTAGCTCCTCTATCTCAAATCGAGAATATTTCTTAGTTTGATTTTGAGTCGCCAGCAGCTCTTCCACAAAATCTCTGCCATACATGTCTTCCATGTACAGCGTGTATGCCACCATATTTCCACGAAGGTATCCGTTACATTTCCCGCACTGCGGATGAATGTTTTCTTCCAATAGTTTGTGAGCCGTCTTAACCCTTGATATAAAATGTCCACCTTGCAGCTCTTGCCAAGGCTTATTAACTCCGCAGGTTACGCAGTTAGCATATCCATTTTTTGATGCTTTGATTCTCACTATTCGTTGCAAAATCTCAGCACACTCATTGACCAGCTTGGCTATAGTTTTTCTTTTTTTCATCAGTGCAGCTCACCAAAATCTTTTTCAATTTCTTCTATCGGTATGTCTTCCACCAATGCTTTTAATAATCGAACACCAAAAGAATCATAGCTCTCACATATTTTTATCCCTTCAGGAAATGATGTTGAGTAAACAATAACCTCGTCATTTTCAATCTCAACTGCTTCGATTGTTTTTGTCACAAAGCATATCTGCCCTGTGTCAGTCTTTGCTGCGATTAGTGGTATCACCATAACCCTCTTGTAAATATTTGGATGGAAAATCTCTAGTAACGCCTGTCTTTTCTGCCAAGTGTCGAGATAACTCCTGATATACTTGGTCAACTTCTTCTTTTTTTAATTTGCTCGTAGCTTTCTCTTTTACGATTACCTTTTGAACTGGCTTCCACAGATGTTCTTTTACTGACTCAGGTGTCCAGTTAAGTCTCATTCCTTGCTTCCAAGGAAATGTTAGCTGGTCATAACCTGATGCATTGAGGTCATCTGCCAAATATTTAAAATATAAATGCAAAGCATTATTCTGCTGACTTGTTCTCTTATCCGTTTTTACTAAATCGAAAACTAACGTGCCACCTTCTTTCACAACTTCTTGTGCATGTTTAAATAAGGCTAACAGTGTCTCGTCACTATCAACTTTCCATCCCTGTCCCATCAGCTTGTATACTCCTGTCCGTCAATAAAATATTTTCCATACTTCTCTAAGAAGTAAGGCTTCATGCCTTCTTGTTCATCTTTTGGCAGCCAACCTATATCATACAAATCTGCATCCATAGAGCTGTCCTTAATGCTTGTTTTATTTCTGTTCACTTCGATGGGACTGCCGCCTTTTTCATTGGCTCGATTCAACCAACCATTAATAAATTTCTTTACCCCTGATCTGGTTTTTCTCTTTTGTGGATAGTCGATACACCAGCTTTCCATCTTGTCCAGCTCAAGGTAGACATCAATATCTTTATAGGTTTTTTGCCACCTCAGAATATCCTCGGTCTGAACTTCGTAATCTGTACCATCTTTCAGTATCATTTTTAACTCCCTTTTTTAAAGACATATTTACCCTTTACTATGCTGTTACATAGTATTTTTGTACATTATACATGACGAGCGTTGGCAAGCGTATCGAATTTTGTTCTCTCTGAGACTTCATCTGCTCTCGACGTGTCTCGGGCTATAGCGCAAAGGGTCAATGCGAACTCCGAGGTTTTTAAATTCCTCGGCTCCTGCCCCGCTTGCCTCTGAGAAGTAAGATGATATATAATCCGTCCATCAACTTCCCTTAACTTCAGTTGATATTAATCGACTTAACTCCCTTTGTCGATTCCCTAGCCCTCTTTCGAGGGCTTTTTTTATTTTTCAAATTTACCTGTCTGGAAAAATTCATCTGGAGTAATTCCAAAAACTGCACACACTTGTAAAAGCCTGTGACTAGACAGTATTCGATTTGATTCCCAGTTGTAAATAACTTGTCTGCTAACCTTGCACCAGCGAGCAACTTGGCCGACAGAAAAATTGGCTTCCAGCCTCAGTTCTTTTAATCGCTTACCAGTGTTAAATTCCCTCAGCATTTCTTTCTTCTCCATTGGTTTTCCCATGTTTTTAATTAACCCATCTACGCTTCTTTCAGAAAGGAATGTCATCTTCTTCAACCTCATTATTAATTTCTTCTTTTATCTTTGCCGCTTCTTCCTTAACATTTACTGGCGGCTCCCAAGTGTTTAGCTGTGCATAAACCTTTTTTCTACCTTCTTTATCAGTCTTAGTTGCAGACTCTTTGATTTGAATATTTACAACGTCACTATCCTGAGCTTTTAGCCAGTCAATGAATTGATTTTTAAAAACAACCATATTGATAAACTTTCCTAATTTGACAAACTCAGGTGCTTTTACGCTGGGCAGTTCTACTTTTAAGCCATCTACCCAAATTGGATCCTCTTTTTCCATTACTTATCTCCATTAGTATTCTTTTTTTTCCATGCAGCATATTCATCGCTTTTTAATAGCTTTCTTTCTTCAGTTGTCCAAATTCCTCCTTTGGTTGGAGCTACCCACAAAGCCATTTGATCTTCTATCGTGATTTCTTCATACGCCTCATAAAGTTTATGAAACTCAACTTCTTGGTCAGGCCAGTTACCAAAAGCCTCTTTTGTCGCAACAATGCTATCAAAATTATCTCTTAAAGCCTGATTGTGTTTTATTAGCCTGTCAGTGGCTTCATTGATGGCTTGCTGTGACATAGCGTTTGCCACTTCATCCGCACTAGCTAATTCCGTTCCAGCTAGTCCTAAGAAGGCTAATGCCCTACCAACTGAGGATGTTTCGCAGATTTCTACTGCTGAGGTTCTTGTCATTGCACTGGAATTTCTGGTTTCTTCAGCCAGACCAGTTGCGACTATTGCACCTTCTGAATTTCTAACAACTGTTTTAGTGCAAACACGTTCATCACTGATTGAAATAATATCAGTCTCGATGCTGTGGTTTTCAAACTTAGATTTAAACTCTTGGACTCGGTAAGCAACCGTTCGATATTCCTTACCATGTATTTGTACCTTCCCTGATTCGCTCATATCTTACTCCCCATGCGTCGCTGATTCGTAGTCAGAAGGCAAGTCATCAATGGGTGACTGCTCTGAGGCATATTGATTTTCCAGCTTGGATTCCATTCCTTGACCAAGCCTAGCCATCAGGTCGCCTAACCTTTTCAAATTTTGTGCGTGGATTTCTAGTTCATTCATCTTTAAATACTCCCTTTACCATTTCATCAATGTCTCTGTTTTCTGCTAGAGACTCCCTGAGCCTTCGTTCCAAAAACTCCGTCTGCAATGCTTTGTGTCGAGTCTTTTGAACTTGTAGCTCCATCTTGTATCCCAGCAAATACTCTTCCGAATCTTTGCGAGGATCCAAATCTTTTTTTGCATCTGCTTTGCCAAGTAAATAGTCCGACAGGACATATCTTTTTTTCACGAATAATCTCGATGGGTATCTGGACACCAAGCATCTTGCTCTGCATCTTGCTCGATTTTTTGGTTCACTAGAAAATCTACATCGTCATCAGTCAGAGAATCGGGACAGACTTTAAACTCTAAGCCTAAAATATTAACTTTCACATCGAGGTCGCAATCTACTGGCTTGCCCTCCTCGTAAAATATTTTTGTATCCCTGACATCCAACATAACGGTTGGAACTTCAATTCCAACATAAACAGTATCTTTGCTCATTGAATTCTCCCTTTATTTGACGTTCATTATTACAAATAAAAAAGGCGATGTATACTATTTCAATACACCGCCTCTCAATTAATTCAGCTCGTATTCACCTAACCTGTTTCTAACATATTCAGCGAAGCCCATTACTCCAACGACTTCAAGATGCGATTTGCACCAAGCCTTAAAGGTGTCAGCTTCACCGAGATGCTTTTTTTCGTACCTGTGAACACGCCTCGAATCTTTCACGAAATCGTCATCTAAATGAACTGTCTCAAGTCTAATTTTCATGCTGCCTCCCTCCGCAACTGCATCCATTTGTCTCCAAAATAATCTTCCAAACCCATCACATCTTCAAAAATTGGAGCCGTTACTTTTTTTCCTTCTACTTCTCCAATTACCTGTTTGCTTGCAAAATCAATCCAAACTGTATCATCTGCTTCTGGGCTGTACGTTTCGATTCGGCAACTTGTGTATCTGCCATATCTGTCCATAACAAATTCATAATTGATTGCATGTACTTCACACCATTGTTCAGCAGTCGGCTGTTGTATATGGGCATTCGCTCCTTGAATGTAATTACGAGCATATGCTTGCAGCCCCATATCCAACCAGCTAGTAGGGTTGCTGATGTGTCTGGCAACCTCTTTCACTCCCTTGCTCATTTTGCGTCTTTGATAGCTCATCTTATTTCTCCCTTTAGCTAAGTTGATTTACAGCAAATGCTTTTGCATCTTCCAGAGTTTTAAAACTCAAACAGTTGACCATAAGTCCCTTTTTGATTATTTGGTTTCCAGT